TTGATGATAGAGAGATTGTATTTGAATTTCCAAATGAAGATACAAGTGGTACACATTGGACAGATTATTTAGTAAGTAAATAAACTTATATTTATACATGATGGATTATACTCAATTAATAGATAAATTATTAAGAGAACTCAACACGAGAGTTGGTATCGTTAACATATACGATAAAGACCAACAATCTATGATGTCAGAAATTCTTTCAGAATGGAATGAGTTTGAAGCAAAAGAAATTATCTTTGAATTTTTAACTAATGAAGATGATGAAAAATCTGCTGAAGATGAAAAGTACAAAAATACTGGTGGTAGTGGATATGTAAAAGCACAAGATTACGATAAGTGGAAAGCAAATCCTAAAGGAGATTTTGATAAATTTACAAAAACACCAAGTGGTAAGTATATACCAAAAGAAGATGAAACAGATGGTGAGGAAAAAGAAGAAAAAGAACTTGGTAAATCTTTAAAAGATAAATCTTATCAAGATAAGGTAACGAAAGAAAAAGAAACTAAGAAGAAAATTTCAAAAAGTAAGATTACCTCACCTAATGAAGATAAAAAAAGAATTACCCCACTAACTCCAAAAGGAAATCCCCTTCCTCGTAATATGGAAAATTTATTTAGTGGAGAGGCAGCATCTGTTAAGAATGTATATCAGTATATTAGTGATGAAGATAAACAAACATTTAGAGATTTTGAAGAAGATTTTAGAACATTAGTTTCAATTGAAGGTGATGATGAAAGAAAACTTCAGGCAGAAAAAATGGTAGAAAGATATGGTTTGGATTCAAACAAAAACTCAGATGAACCCAATCCAAAAGTATATATGCGAAAAGTATCACCAGATGCTCGTAAAATATTAAGTGGAGAAGGAAACAAAACTTCTGAAGAATTAAGAGATACGATTGAAAGAGCATTAGGAAATTCACTAAAAGGTGCAACTAAAGGTGGTTCAAATGTAAAACAAGAAGTAACCACAACATCTAAACCCGATATAGGTGGTGAGAATAAAGAGTTTATTAGAACTTCAGAACAAGATGAAGGGGTTCGTTCTATATTTTCAAAAGAACCTTATTCTTATTTAGATTCATCAATGCACCAATTAATGGGACCAGTTAGTGAAAATGGTAATTTGGTATATCCATCATCAGAAAATTCTAAAGCATATTTAAAACATTCTATTGAACAAAATAAATCACTTGAAAAAACAATAGAAAAACTGGCTCAACTTGAAGAAAGTGATAATGTAAAACCATCGGTTCGTAAAGCATTAGAAACACATAAAGAAAATATGAATCGTATTCTTAACGAATATGATATACCAAGTAAAGAAGCATCTGAAGCAGTTGGTAGTTCTTATGCTATTATGGCAGAAACACTCAACGAAGAATCAGGTGTACTTGCTGGAGCTATGATGAAGAATATGGCTGAGATGGCACTTTATGATACTGAAATAGCTAATGGAGATGAAGCATATTTACCATCTGCAGGAACTTTTCCAAGTGGAGATAAAATTAGGGTAGATAGAGATGGTAATGGTGTTGTTGAAAAGATAGCAGCAGTTTCTGTAAAATATGGTAAGAGTGGTAAGTTTAAAGCATATGGATTTCCAGGTGAAACTGGTCAATATCAAAAGTTTCATCCAAATCCAGAATATAGAGATAGATTACACAGTAGACCAGGAGATAATGGATATGATTTAGGAGTTAAAGATGAAATAGTAGATAATCCATTAACAATAAAACAACTCATAAGTGAATCTGGTTTTGGTGATGCCATAAAAGATGAAGATAAACTAATTGAAAATATTCAATCAATGAAATCCAAGATTCAAGAAATAAAAAAAGAAATTGGATATATTCAAAATTCAGCAGAAGCAAGAAAAGCAGGAAAACCAACTGCTAAAAAACAAATGGGTTCACAAAAAAAGAAAATCGCAGAAATAGAAAAAGAATTAGCATCTGAAATGGCTAATTATATTGATGGAGATAAATTAAGTGAGTTGGTAGGTAAAGATAATGCAAGGTTACTATTAAGTAGACCACAATGTATGATATGTGGTTTAACCTTTGGTTCAACTTTAACTACTTCGAATGGATTAGATGTAATTGAACACAACCATCAAGAAATTGCTGATGGTAAATATATTACAAAAACAGATACTGCAGAAAGTGGTCAAACTAAATCTTTAAAGAATTGGGCTCTTACTTGGAGAGCATATGATGATAGAGCAGGTGGGTTAATTGCTGGAGCAAATTCAGAAAGAATAGACCTGTAACCTCAATAGGTAACTTTAATTGAGGGTACATTATTTTTATGTACATTACTGAATCTTTCCTAAAATGATTTTATATTTATATAGGAATACAAAGATAGATAGGAAATAAATGCAAACACAGTTACTCTGTACATTCACGACTAAAGAGGAACTTCAAAATACCCTACAACTTATTAGAGAAACTTACCATATAGTTTACAACTATATTTACGTTCTTCAGAATAAGGGTAATTTGGAAGAACTTTTCATTACATATAATATTGATACTTCTGTTAGGCCAGAAAGACCTTTGGAAGATACAATATTAGTACATCGTAAAAAACAAAGTAATACTCTTTATACCATTAACGCTCTAAACGAATTGGTAAAAGAAGAGAATGGTGGTAAATTAGATAAATCATTTACTATCGATTGGGATAAGTTTAAAAATTCAATCATTGTTACCAACGTAGAAGGCACAAAAAAGATTTCTACAAGAATCTTCGAGGTAATAGAATTTAACAAAAAATAATTCACTTTTTATTTGGATTTATCAAATAATTTTCGTATATTTACATAGTAAATAAGAAAAGATGAAGTTAATCGATATACAAAAGATAGTTAATGAAGTTTTTCCAAAACTTGAAAAACATTATGGTTATTCAAAACACTTTCCTGATACTACTCCTTACATCGAATATGAAACTTCTATCTATGGTAGATTAAGTGGTGAAGAAGATGATGGTACGATGGGAGAAGAAACTCCAGAAGCTGAGTTTGATAGAATCGATAACTCAATCGTTCTTTATTATCCTAAGATGAAATCTAAAAAACATATCGTAGAAACTTTAGTTCATGAATACCAACATTACTTACAATCTCCATCTTGGATGACAAGATACTACAACATGGGATTCAGATACGATAATCACCCATACGAGATTGCAGCAACAAAGGAAGAAGTTAATTATAAACTATTCATATAAAATAAATTGAAAATAATTTGGATATTAAAAATAATATTCGTATATTTGTATAAATAAAATTTAAAATAAGTTACACATGGCAAAAAAAGCACCTATTAAAAAAACTACATCATCTCCAAAAGTAGTAAATCAATCCACAAAAAAACACAAATTAAATTACATCCCTCCTACCGAGACTGAATATGAAGTTATCAGATATGATAATCCTAGTATTGTAGAAGAAATGGAAACTCAATGGCCTGAAATGACAGATGAATTCAAAAGAATCATGTTCACTCAGTACGAACTTTTTTGTAAGAAACAAGCAAACTATGGACCAGATAATATATCAGTTGGTTCTGACTTGAAAACAAAAGCAGATATTAACATCTCTCTAACCGGTCTTTGGTTTAGAATGAATGATAAGATTCAAAGATTAAAACAAATGGTAGTACAAGGTAAGAAAGATGAGGTTGGAGAGGCAATCGAAGATTCATACCAAGACCTATCAGTTTATGGAATTATAGCTCAAATCGTTAGTAACGGTAAGTGGGCAAAATAATAAAAATAAATACGAATTTTGAGAAGATTCTTCGGTGGTTTTTTCGATTTTCGTATATTTATATGTATAAAACACACACCGATAAAACAATTAATAATTAACACTAAAAGGTAAAAATCATGGCTTTAGACATTAACGCAATCAGAGGTAGACTGAACAAACTACAAAACACACAACGTAAATCAGATGCACTTTGGAAACCAACTCCAGGAAAACATCAAGTGAGAATCGTTCCTTACAAATTCAATCAAGATAATCCTTTCATTGAATTGTACTTTCACTACAACATTAACAACAAAACTTATTTATCACCACAATCATTTGGTAGACCAGACCCTATTGTAGAGTTTGCGGATAAACTAAAAAGAATGGGAGATAAAGAAGATTGGAAAGCAGCAAAGGCCATGGAGCCTAAGTTGAGAACTTTCGTACCTGTTGTTGTAAGAGGTGAAGAAGGTGAAGGAGTTAGATTTTGGGGATTTGGTAAAACTGTATATCAAGAAATCTTAGGTTACATCGCTGATCCAGATTATGGTGATATTACAGACCCGACTGGTGGTAGAGATTTAACAATTGAGTACAAATCAGCTGAAGAAGCAGGTACTTCATATCCTACAACTACAATTAGAGTAAAACCAAGTGAAACGGCAGTTTCAGAAGATGCTACAAGAGCAACTTCTTTCTTAGAAAATCAAACTGAAATTACAGATTTATATTCTGAATTATCTTATGATGAATTAAAATCAGTATTAGAAGGGTGGTTAAATCCAACTGATGAAGGTAATAATAGTGGTCAACCACAATCTACATCACAACAAACACTTTCTCCAAGTACTCCAAGTAGTACTGTAACAGAAACTGCTCAACCAGTTGCACAAACTACAACAACAGATTCTACAAAGAAAACTGATGATGTAGCAGCAGCATTTGATGATTTATTCAACAATTAATTAAACCAATTTTATGGCAAAAAAGAAACAAGAATTAGACTTGGCAGACATCCTAGCGGGTGAGCTGAACAAACAAGCTAAAGATAACAAAGTAGCATTTTTCTTAGATGATGACAGTGCACCTACAAATGTAGATGGATGGGTATCGACTGGATGTGCTATGTTAGATGTAGCAATTTCTAACCGCCCTTATGGTGGGTTGCCAGTTGGTAGAATCGTTGAAATAACAGGTCTCGAACAATCAGGAAAATCATTAGTATCAGCTCACCTCCTTGCAGAAACACAAAAGCAAGGTGGTGTTGCTGTATTGATTGATACTGAAACTGCAGTAAGTAGAGAATTTTTAGAAGCTATCGGTGTGGATGTTTCTAAACTTCTTTATGTATCAGCAGATTCAGTTGAACAAATCTTTGATATGACTGAAACAATTATTGAAAAGGTTCGAGAAACTTCAAAAGATAAATTAGTAACTATTGTAACCGATTCAGTTGCAGCAGCATCAACATCCGCTGAACTTGCTTCTGATTATGGTAAAGATGGTTACGCTACTGACAAAGCAATCATCATCTCGAAAGCGATGAGGAAAATTACCAATATGATTGGTAGACAAAAAATCTTATTAGTTTACACTAATCAACTTAGACAAAAGATGAACGCAATGCCGTTCGGTGACCCATGGACTACTTCGGGTGGTAAAGCTCTTGCTTTCCATGCCTCTGTACGATTGAGATTGAAGGGTGCTGGTCAAATCAAAATGAAAGTTGGTGGTAACGATAAGATTGTTGGTATGAAAGTAAGATGTCAAGTAGTTAAGAACAGAATGGGTCCTCCATTACGTTCAACTGACTTTGAAATCTACTTTGATAGAGGTATCGATAACTACGGTTCGTGGTTAAAGGTAATGAAAGATAACAAATTAGTAAAACAAGCAGGTGCATGGTACACTTATACTGATACTGATACTGGTGAAGAACTAAAATTCCAATCTAAAGATTTCATAGATATTATGGAAGAAAGAGAAGAAATTAGAGAACAGATTTATAAAAAGATATGTGAAGTACAAATCTTACAATATAAATCAGATACCAATACCAAGGATATTGATTCAGTAGTACATGACCCTAATTTAATACCAGAATAACATGAGTAAATTGATTACTATGTTGAGAAAAAGTGCCGAAGCTGATAGAGCTAAGGCACTACTATCTCTCGACTTATTAGACAAGAAGTCTGTTGGTATCGGAGACCATTCAACAGAAGATTTTTATAAAAATGCTGAAGAGGCACTTTTACTATTAGCTGAATCTCAAGATAGATTAGAAGCAATAGATATCTATTTAAATGATTCCGATAACAAAGAACTTCTTACATGAAAGAACTATACAAGAACATTTTAGAGTCAGTTGAAACTGATAGAACTCAAAATATCGATAAACACAAGAATTCTCGTGTACTTATTATCGATGGGTTAAATACATTTATTAGATGTTGGACATCTATACCAACTATGAATGATGATGGAGACCATGTTGCAGGAGTAACAGGTGTCCTACGTTCTATTGGATATGCAATCAGACAAACTCAACCGACTCGAGTTGTTGTTGTTTTTGATGGAAAGAATGGTTCGCAGAGTAGAAAAAAAATATATAGTGAATATAAAGCGGGAAGAGATAAGAACAAACTCAGAGTAAATCGTCAGTATGCTGATATGATGAATGATGAGGATGAGCGAGAATCTATGAAACGTCAATATGTTTGGTTAATGGAAATGATGCACGAACTTCCAATTACTACTATGATATACGATGGTGTTGAAGCAGATGATATCATGGCATATATTCCAACTCAAATTTTAAAAGAAGGAGAACAGGCTGTTGTTATGTCAACTGATAAAGATTTTCTTCAATTGGTTGGTGATGATACAATTGTTTGGTCACCTACTAAAAAGAAAATTTATAATACAAATCGAATCAAAGAAGAATTCGGTTTAGACCCAAAGAATTTATTACTTTACAGAGTACTTGATGGGGATAAATCAGATAACATACCAGGTGTATATGGATGTGGTATTAAAACCCTTCTAAAGAGGTTTCCTGAGTTAACAGAAGATAATGAGTTATCCATTGATGATTTGTTTCTATTAGCAGAACAAAAGAAAGAAGAAACTAAAGGTAAAATAAAACTTTACAATGATATTCTTGATGCTAAAGAACAAATCATAATGAATGAACGATTAATGCAACTTAAGGATGTAGATATATCTGGTCAAATAAAAATGAATGTTTTAGATAGATTTAATGAAGAACTTAAACCATTAAATAAGATAGATTTTCTAAAGGTTTGTTTAAAATATAAAGTTTCAGATAAATTTGGAGATATAAATTCTTGGTTAAAGGATACCTTTGGAAATTTAATTACAGATTAATTTGGATAGTTTAAATAATTTTCGTATCTTTACATAAGTTTTAAAAAGAGTCAATGCAAGAACAAAAAATAGATACTTTATCGAAATATGGGCAATCATTTCAATCAAAGGTAGTATCTGCACTTCTTACTGATAACAAGTTCCTCGATACAATCGGAGAAATAACCACTCCTAAGTTCTTTGAGAACGATGCTAACAAGTGGATTATATCTGAGATACTTGAATATCATAATGAGTACAGAAAACCTCCTACATTAGATGTATTTAAATCTCAACTATCAAAAGTTGATAATGATATTCTAAAGAAAACAGTTGTTGACCAATTAAAGCATGTTCATACACAAATTGGTAACGTAGATTTAGATTATATAAAGAATGAGTTTAGAGATTTCTGTATAAATCAAAATCTTAAAGGTGTAATCCTACGTTCAGTTGATTTACTACAAGCTGGTTCTTATGATAGAATCAAAGATTTAGTAGATGCTGCAATGAAAGTTGGTAATGAAACTAACTTAGGAATGGATTATGTTTTAGATTACGATGAACGTATGGAAGATTTAAAACGTTCAACTGTTGCAACTCGATGGGAACCTATCAACGATTTAATGGATGGTGGATTAGGACCTGGTGAGTTGGGAGTTGTAGTAGCACCTTCGGGTGTTGGAAAAACATGGATACTTACTGCACTCGGTGCAGAGGCTGTACGAAAAGGTTTGAGTGTAGTACATTATAGTATGGAATTATCAGAACACTATGTTGGTGCAAGATATGATACTGTATTTACTCAGATACCATCGGCGGATTTAAGAGATAAACAAGAAGAAGTAAAAGGTAAAATCACTAATCTTAAAGGAAAATTACTTATTAAGTACTTTCCACCAAAGGGTGTTAATGTAAAAAAGTTACAACAACACATTGAGAAGATGACTAGTCTTGGTAATAAGCCTGACCTTATTATTGTAGATTATGCCGATTTACTTCTCTCCAATTCTAGTAAGTCTGTTGACTCTACTTACCAAGAACAAGGGGGAGTTTATATAGACCTTCGTGGTATGGGTGGTGAATTGGAAATTCCAATTTGGACCGCATCTCAAACCAACCGTTCAGCAATTGATTCCGAAGTTATCGAAGCAGACAAGATTGCAGATTCATACGCAAAAGTTATGAATGCAGATTTCATTATGAGTTGGAGTAGAAAATCAAAAGATAAATTGAATAATACTGCAAGAGCTCATGTTATGAAGAACAGATTTGGGCAAGATGGAATTACATTTCCTTGTAAAATGGATACTAACACAGGTTACATTGAAGTGTATGATGGAACATCACCAGATGGGGTGATTGCACAGAAAGAAGCAGCAAGTGGGCAGTTGGAAACTAAGAAACTTTTACATAAGAAGTATGTAGAAAATATGGGGTAAGTATATCAAAAAATTATAACACCCTACAAGAATAATAAAGTTAGTATAACAAAATAAAAATATTAAAAAATATTATCAAAAATATATTCTGTTTTTGAATATATATGATAATTATAATCACCTACCATATTAAGTGGTAGATTTACTTAACAATTAAAAAGAAATAAATTTTATGGCAAATTCACAAGAAATTTTCGAAAACATTAGCGAGTTATACTCACAATTCGAAGCAGAACACAATGGCACTACTAAAGCTGCTAAATCAAGAGCTAGAAAAGCAATTGGTGAAATTAAGAAACTTGTAACCGATTATAGAAAAGCTTCAGTAGAAGAAACTAAATAATTAGGTTATATCATGAGCAAACTATTTCAAGAAAGAATTCCATTCAAACCATTCGAATACCCAATCTACTATACAGAAGGTTGGTTAAAACAAGCACAAGCATTTTGGTTACATACAGAAATCCCAATGCAGGGTGATGTAAAGGATTGGAATGAAAGATTAACACCTGCTGAGAAAAACTTAGTGGGGAATATCTTACTTGGTTTTGCTCAAACTGAATGTGCAGTTTCTGATTATTGGACTAATATGGTTACCGATTGGTTTCCTAAACACGAGATAAGACAGATGGCAATGATGTTTGGTTCACAAGAAACAATTCATGCTACTGCATATTCATATTTAAATGAAACATTAGGGTTGGATGATTTCTCGGCTTTTCTGCACGAACCTGCAGTTGCTGAGAAGTTTGAACTCCTAACTTCAACTACCGCTAAATGGACACATGAAGATTTGGCAACAAATCCACAGGCAAGACAGGAAGTTGGTAGAAGTTTAGCAATCTTCTCTGCATTTAGTGAGGGAGTATCTCTATACTCTTCATTTGCAGTACTCTACTCATTCCAAATGAGAAATCTACTAAAAGGTATCGGACAACAAATGAAATGGTCTGTAAGAGATGAATCTCTACATTCTAAGATGGGTTGTCAATTATTCAGAGAAATGTGTAATGAATATCCTACATTATTAGATGAGTGTAAAGAATCAATTGAAGAAGCTTCAAAATTAATTGTTCAGTTAGAAACAAACTTTATTGATATGATATTTGAACAAGGTGATTTAGAAAACCTTGAAAAAGAAGATTTGAAAGAGTTTATTAAGGCAAGAACAAATACAAAATTACAAGAATTAGGTTATGAACCAAGTTTTGAATTCGATAAAACTAAAGCTGAAAAGTTAGAATGGTTCTATCACCTTACAGGTGGACTAACTCATACTGATTTCTTCGCAGTTAGACCTACTGATTACTCCAAAGCAAACGAAGGTGAAGATTGGGGTGATTTATTTTAAAAACAAAAGTTATGACTTTAGATGAATTAGAACTTAAGATTCGAGATTGGGCGATTGAACGAAACATTGATAAAAGTGAGAACGCACCAAAACAGATGATTAAGATTATGGAAGAGTTGGGAGAAACCTCAGCAGCACTTCTAAAAAAGAATGAACCCGAATTGAAAGATGGTATTGGTGATATACTCGTAACAGTTATTATCTTCGCACAACAATTAGGTTACACTCCAGCTGAATGTTTAGAAGCAGCATGGAATGAAATAAAAGATAGAAAGGGTAAAACTGAAGGAGGCGTTTTTATTAGAGAAGTATAATGACTGGAATTGTAGAAAGAGTAATTTTTACTGAAGAAGAATGTAATTATATGCTTTCGTTAACAGAAAGTTGGAATACTCACTCAAGATACAAACAACCAGGAAAAAGTGTTGAGGAATCTCAATTAAGACCTTCAAAAAACTCTACTTTAAAAAAACTTTTGATTGATAAATTAAATAGTGTTTTTAAAGTAAAAGATATTTTATATGATGAGTTAAAATTTATAAGATATACTAAAGGTGTAGCGTTTGGTTACCATGTTGATTCGGTGTGGATGCAAGATAAAAATGATTTCCCACATGGAACATATCAAACAATGATTATACAGATGACCGATGGTAGTAATTATAAAGGAGGTGATTTAACTTTACATTATAAGAATGAAAAAATTGTGGCAAATAAAACAATTGGAAATGTAGTATGTTATGATTCAGATATACCACATGAAGTTACAGAGGTTACTGAAGGCACACGAATAAGTGGATTAATTGTCCTCAATGTAAAAGATTTTGAATTAAGTTTATTATAAAATAGAATACAATAAAATAAAAAAATGGCTAAAATAAATTACGGCGAAGAATTGGGATGGGAACTTGATGTGGATTTCCCATCATGGGCTAACACAGAGATATACGTTAAAACTATATCAAAAGGTTATTTACTACCTGGTGAAAAACCAAAAGATGCTTATTGGAGAGTTGCAACACGAGTTGCACAGAGATTAGAAAAACCTCAGATGGCAACTAAATTCTTTGATTATATTTGGAAAGGTTGGTTAAATCTTGCAACACCAGTATTATCTAATACAGGTACAGATAGAGGTTTACCAATTTCTTGTTTTGGTATTGATGTTGCAGATTCTATTTACGATATTGGAAATAAAAACTTAGAACTAATGTTACTTGCAAAACATGGTGGAGGAGTTGGTATAGGAATCAACCAAATCAGACCAGCAGGTTCTAACATTAGTGGTAATGGAACATCCGATGGTGTTGTACCATTTGCTAAAATATACGATTCCACAATCCTTGCTACCAATCAAGGTTCAGTAAGAAGAGGAGCGGCATCTGTTAACCTTAATATTGACCACAAAGATTTCGATGAGTGGATTGAAATCAGAGAACCAAAGGGAGATGTAAATAGACAATCACTAAATCTACACCAATGTGCAGTTGTAGGTGATAAGTTTATGAGAAAACTTCAAGATGGAGAACCTGATGCAAGAAGAAAATGGGGTAAACTACTACAAAAAAGAAAAGCAACTGGTGAACCATACATCATGTACAAGGGAAATGTTAATAAGAATAATCCTGAGATGTACAAAAAGAATGGATTGAAAGTTCACATGACAAACATATGTTCTGAGATTACATTACACACAGATGAGAATCATTCATTTGTTTGTTGTTTATCATCAGTAAACCTTGCTCGTTATAATGAGTGGAAAGATACTGATTTAGTTTATACGGCAACTTGGTTCTTAGATGGAGTACTTTCAGAGTTCATTCAGAAAGCAAAAAACATGAGAGGATTCGAAAACTCTGTTGCATCTGCTGAAAAGGGTAGAGCATTAGGATTAGGAGTTTTAGGATGGCACACTTACCTACAACAAAATGGTATTCCATTTGAAGGTATGGAAGCTCAATTTGAAACTCGTAAGATTTTTTCTCAGTTAAAGATAGAATCAG